TAGCTGGGGTCGATTTCAATCAGTAATTGCTTGAGCGCAGCAAAGCGCTGCTCAAAGCTCAGCGGCTGGATAATGTCAGGCACAGGAACTTTAGATAAGTCGATTAGCTCAGCCATAGGTCGCCTCAAACGATTGTTGCCGCTGGATATCGATGCGGTCTGTCAGCAAGTTAAATTGCATTTTTCCGTTAAGGTCGCCGGCAATAACTTCTATCTCAGTGATGCGAATACGCGGCTCCCAACGGGTTAGCGCGATAACCGCCGCAGCCATAATCTGCAGCTTTATCGCGGCGCTTTGGGGCTGGTCGATAAGTTCAAAAATGGCGCTACCGTAGTCACGACGCATCACCCGCGACCCCAGTGGGGTGGTTAAAATATCCTGGATACTTTGGCTAATATGCTGCGACTCGCTTAAACCGCGTCCATCAAAGCGGTTCATGCCTTGCCAGTTTGCTTTTTTCATATTCATTGCGGGCCACCAGATGTACCCGTTCCGCCCTGCACATCTCGATGCTTATGGGTGCCAAAGTTAATGCCATCGATGCTTACGCCGCCTGAGTTCGTCATTTTCCCGTTGTGTTCAATCGCGCCCGTGACCTTGGCGCCCTGATCTACGGTAAGCTTTTTCTTAACCTGTAAGTTGCCCGTAAAGACCGAATTGGGGCAATCGATGGTGACCAGCTCGCTCGCCTGTACGGTGGCGGTTTTAATACCTTTGACTGTGAGCGCGCTGGTATCTGGATCGTACTCAATCACCGCGCCGTCTGGATAAACAGTGCGTTCACGATTGTTGTTATCGTCAGGCTCTGGGTTTTCATCGCTATAAAGCGCAGGCAGAATGTAAGCGTTCGTCAGGTCACCGCTAAGCGATAGCAGCATGACCTGCTCGCCCACCGTTGGACGCCAGCTAGTTTTTGCTGTGCCGGCGCGACGAGTAAGAAAGGGGCGAAACTGGGTAAGTAACTCGCCTGTTTTTACTCGGCACGAATCGCCCTTCACCTCGGCAATAGTGCCAATGCGCAAAAGGTTATCGATGCGGCGTGTAAGTTCAGCGAAAGCTGCGGCAGTGTTCATGGGGCTATGGTTGCCAGTTGTTTGGCTAGCCGCAAAGGGTTTGAGTGGTATTTGGGAAGTTATAGCGCAAGATATGAGTCACCCTTGTTAGGGATTCATTAGCTTATTGTGATCACAATAATAAATTTCGAAACTGCTTATGCTCGTCGAGCCTATTGGTATATAGGATGAATGCAGGTAAAATCATTGAATACTGTAGATTAGCTGTGTGCCTTTAAGTGCACGATTCAACGCTGAACTAAGTCTCTGTGCAGAGCTCAACTGTGACTCGACTCAATTGAATGCTTAAGCACCATTGAGGTAACTAGCCTTAAAAAGATGTGATGGAACACCACAATGAAAGGGAAATATCAAATGCAACACTTAAAAATAAAGCTATGTCATCAGTTCGAAACAGCTCAACACCTTAGAGCTAACATCAAAAACTAAATTCCTATGGTATTAAGCATATTAATTGACATGGATGTGACCACAACCATATTTCAGATTTAGTAAACAAGCGATTTATGCCCTGCAAACAACGCTGCGCATAAATACTAAGACGTTAGCCGTCATGTCAGTAACCAATTAAGGTGTCAACTTTGTACCCATTTCGTTCTGAAAGTGAGCGTAATTACCATGCATGGATTGGTATCTATATAGCCTCTTGGTCAAGAGTAGAGCATGCACTTTACTATTTGATAATGATGATTGGTAAACTGCAAAAGAAACAGGACTCATTACCTAAAAAATCAATATCATTGAGTCAAAAAATTAAAAGGCTAGAAAAGACATTCAGGGATGATGGACTCTTGGCCGAAGAACAAGATGAGATGTTGACAATACTCGAATTTGTGGACAAGGAATCTTTGTATCGTCATGATATTATTCACGGTGTTAATGCTGAAATAATGAACAGAGAACCATGGTATACAGCTCAATGGCGACCGGAGCTGACTCAAGGTGATTTTAATCCTGACAAAGTAACATTTATAGATGAAGATGATTTAAAACAACATGTTGATAGTATTCAGCAGATAGGCTTCAGATTGTTAGGTCTTAGCGTGAGAGTTATGAATCTATATTTAAAAAACTTGGAGCAAGACGGCTAACAAGACACTCAAAAGGAACTAAAAAGTTGGCTACGTTCCGCTTCGCTTCACAGTATAGCCAACCATCTTAGTCCGCTTATTGCGGCGTTAGGCAACTTGGGGGAGATCCATGACCACTGACAAGAATGGGCTTCTTGCGCAGCTAAAGCATCAAGAAACCTCGCTTAGCCTTACATTCGGAATGATTGCACTGGTCCAGATACCAACTGCGATGCTAATTCTGAAGGGCGAGAAGGTCTACGTCACGGACCAAGGCGTAACAAATATTCCCGGGCATGACTGCTCCGGCTTCACCTTTGACTTTGTGAACTGCGAGGGTCTGGCAGCCTTCTGCAATCAGAAGGGCGAGGGTCCCATAAAGGAGTTTCTGAAATCCAGCTTCCGCAATTTGATAACTGTCTCATGGGAGCTCGTATGGAAATACTGCAGAGCGACGCAACAGGACGCGAAGCTTACGAACCAACCCTGGTATCAATTCTTCCGAATCATTCGAAACTCGTTGAGTCACGATTTCACGTTTAACGTACCAAAGGATAAATCTGGCGAATTTATTTCCGCCACGTGGAGAGATTGCACCATTACGGGTGTTGATCATGGAAAACTCATTCCGCTGAGCTTCCTCGGTTGGGACGGGCTTTGGGAGCTATATCTCGACTTCCACGCCTTCGTCGAAAATGATCTCTCGTGAACAGTCGTCGGGCGCGATCTAAATCAGGTAGCCGGATGTATCTGACCTCCAGCTCCCACCCCACCCTGCATGCGGCTCCGCATACGACTAAATGGATTTAGGAGGTAGAGCGAAGCAGGATGCCAGAGCCAAGGGCGGTTCATTTAGAACGCCTAACCTAGACTTTCTGGTTAGCTTCTTGTTTCGAGAGTAAACAGTGATCCATCTTTAAGTGAAAATAAACCACTTTCTTAAGATAATGACTACTTATGATAATGTGAATTGTAAATTTTTAAGTCTAAGCATTAAATGATTTATGTCCAAAAGCTGTTTGAGATATTAGTAGGCGGTTAGATTAGTATATCTACGATAAATGCCTTACGATAACCTCTTCTATCATGTCTTGCTCATCAAGGGTAAACCCTAACAATTCACGCTGCGGATATGGTGCCGATATCCGCTCGTTTATGCGCCCTCTTAAGCCATATTGATGCTCGGTCGCTACGCGGGAAATAAATCCCGTAAACCCAACACTGGCTGCTTGGGATGAATACTCAGCCTTTAAGTATTTTTGTCTGATGATTTTCTGGAACATCAATTTCTTTTTGATAGCCCCAAGCCTTTTCGCCCATGTTGGCTGAGGTTTTCGCGCCTCAAATGCGCTGCCATCTGGCGCAGTATTTTGTTTAATCCGCTGTGCCTGGCTTGCTCGTAAGCGTCTTGAAATATCGCGGCTAAGTTGCTTGCGCGCTGCTGGGGATAATTGCTGTATTAGCCCGTCAAATAACTCATTGAGTCGGTTTAAATCGTCGGTGGCCATGGCACTTCAATTCCGTCAGTGTAAAGTGTCCAATCGATCGCTTCGTCATTGAAAACTGGCTCAGGTAAATGCGTGACCTCAAGCTGCATCCCTTCACCCGCAACAACTTTTACTCGCTCAGTTAATGCCAACACAATTTCGATGTCAGCAGTGGTGTGATTAATGATTTCCGCTTTGAATTTAAAGCCAGTCTCGCGTTTGTCCGGATTCAATAGCAGCTCGGGTTGTTGTGTGGCCAGCCAACCTAAAATGGGCACGATGAGTGTATCAGCATGGGCGGCGTAGTCCGTCACGATTAATACGCAGTTGAATTGATACTCAAAACTCAGGTTTTGCCCCGCTCCGGTGGCGATAATGCTGCCGTTCTCGATAAAGACATGCAGGCAATCAGGGTTTTGTTGCAAATGGGGAACGTGACTGGATAACAACTCACGCAGCTGCGCCGGCTTATTCATGGCGTTTCCCTTCTTTCTGACTTAAGGCTTTAGTTTGCTGCTTAGCTTTCTGTTTATTCTGGCACTCGATGATCATATCAATTTGCGCGGCGCAGTCATGCCAAGCCGTTTCGCAGGTATCGAGCTCACTGCTCATCCCTTGGTTGTTGATTGGGTTGCTCGCCGGCAACAGACAAGGGATCACGAGTGGACAACCAACGACGGTACTCTGCACTGCCACTAATGGCGGGGCGCTGGTGCAGCCGACGAATAGAGTCAGGCAACAAGGTATCAGCCCAGGCTTTAACATCGCTAAGTTCACGTTTTAGCTCCTCGATTTTGTTTTTTCGGTATTGGCTCGTGCTGTTTACACTTGCTAGCTGTGTTCGCAGCTCTGCCTGCGCTTGCTGGTTTTCGGCTGATAGCTGCTTTAAGTCAAAATAGGACTGTGATGTTTGTGTCAGCGATTGCAGCATTGCGCCCTGCGTCTGCTGCAATTTATTTAGTCGCTCTTGCTGCTGATAAATCACGCCCGCCATGGTGAGCGCAATCCCGATGGCGGCGACAAGTAAATAACCTGCAAATGGCTTAATAAACCGACTAAGCAGCGACAACATTATCGGCACTCTGTGGCTTGCTCGCGGTAGCAAACTGCTGGTACGCCCGCGCTAATTTAATGTCGTAGTCATTTTCTTTGTAAGCAGGACCGTTGTAGCGCTTGGCAAACTCTGCCCACTTACGCGCTTTGAGTGCCTTATGCAGCACAGGGTCCGCCTCAATAAATTTAACTAAGGCATTGAGCTGTTCCCCCTCTGAAATATCCATGGCTTGCTTAAATGCCTGCGGCGACGGATAGCCCAAGACTTGCCAATGAAAGCCCATTATCTGAAACATACCCCAGCTGCAGGCGCAAATCGCGGCCTCTGGATTAAGCTGGTACGCAATAGCAAAGCGCTGATATTCACCACTGCCGCCGGTGTAACCGCCACGGGCTGGGTTGCAAATATTCGGGTACTTAGCAGCAAGCTCTGCCGCTGCGGCGCCTTGTTCCAATAGCTCGCGATAAAATACGTGCCGCTCAAATAAAATCGTGGGCCTACCACAGGCGAAAAAGCCAAAGCCATTGGATTCCACTTCTGCCACGCTGGCCATGGCGGCAAATGAGACGCCCAGCACCATTGCAGCATCAGCTAATTGTGAGTGCTGAATAAACTTGCTACGGCTTTCGCCGGCGAGTAATGCCAGCGTTCTTACCCCTGCGTAGCCAGTGCGCGGTAAGTCTTGCTGGTCTTGGAATTGCTCTATGGCCTTTTGGGTTGCATCACCAAACCAACCATCTACCGTTAATGACGCGCCAGCGGCATTGAGCCGTTGTTGTAAATCACGCACTTTAGTGCCATTGCTGCCTTTTCTTAGCGTCATCTCAATTACCTATGCTTGGTTTTGAATGTTTGTGGGCGGGGAATACGCCCTAGCCTGCTGCCAGCTTTATTCGTATTGAGTTGCAGCAGATGCGCAACATTGCCCCTCACTTGGAAAATGGCGATGCAGAGCGTGGCCTTTAGAAAGACCTCCGCATAACTCGGCACTTTGGCGACGCCATACACAGTAAGAATGACCTCAATGCCTGCGGCAACGGTGATGAGATAGGCGCAAATGCTAATGAAGATTCGATGCCGCCCTGTTCGTACAAACAAAGCCAGGCGCAACACAATCAAACTGCAAATAATGGCATTGATGATCAGCATCATTTCCCCCTAAGCCCGCGTAGGGCATTGAGCCAACTTTCTGGGTTATTGGTGAGTTTCATAAAATACTGCAGCATGCGCACAACACAGGCGGATGAAATTAATGCTGCCATGCCCACATTGACCTGCAAGGCATCAGGCAGTAATGCACTCAAGGCATTGGCGGCCCAATTGGCGCACAGTACACCGCCCAAAAATGACACAATAAACAGCCCGATACGCTGATAATTCCCCGCGGCGTCATTCGAAATAATGAACAACACGGCACCGGTAAACGCGCCGATCATGACTGCAGGCTCAGCCCCAGGCACTAATGTCAGCACGCTGGCGGTGACGACTGCTGATGTGGCTGATGTCGCTGAAATTGGCTCGCTCATCATTAATCCCATAGTTGAATAAAGTTTGGCTGTGTCGGCGCGGCCACCTGCACAGGAAGAAGTACCAGCGTACCGTTTGGCAATATAGGGCCGATGGCGGCCAGCTGCGGGTTAGCGTCTAGCACTTGCTCAGTAATCTCACCCGTTGCCCCAAGGTATCGATAACAAATCTTATCGACGGTATCGCCCTCGATGCTGCGCACTGCCTGCAAGCTACTCATTAAATGAGTTCCACCGTGACATGGCTTTCGCCTAAGATGTCGCGAATAGCAAAGCGTGCATCACGGCGAAGATCGTCAACGCTATCACCAAGCACTTCACCCGCCTTTAGCCCCTTGGCCGTGCTATCAAAATCGCTATAACGCTCAATGAGATTGGCTTTAGTGAGGCAGTAAACCGCGCGTAAATACAATTGCAAATAGATGCTCTGGCCGTTGATTTGCTCGGCTGGCACCTGTTCTAAACCGTCAAAGCCCAAGATTTGCTGCCCGATACGCCAATCCTTGAGATCACTGTTTGTCTGCAGTGCTGCATTGATGACTGCGTGCTCAAGTCGTGCGTTTGTCACTGTGCCATCAAGGCGCATAGCATCGCGCAATGTCGCTAACTGAAAATCAGGCCAAAACGGGCTGTTGGTAATCGTGCTTGGTGCTGCGCTAGTGGCTGGGGCGATAAAACTCATGTTTACCTGCTTGTGGCTAGGTTGTGCGGTGGGCTGGCTTAAGTAGTGAAATTGGATAACGCTACTTTGCCAGCGCCGCACGGGTTGCGAGGGTCGCTCGGTTAACCAGCACTGCCTTGTGATTCAGAGGGCTCAGTGCTTTCGGTTGTTTGTTTGTCGGCGTTCTTAAGATCACGAGTAACTTTCTCGATAAACTTCTTCACACCCACTTTATCGTTTAGGGCCAATGCTTGTTGATAGGCGTCGAGCGCAGCGGTTAACTCGCCTTCCGCTTCAAATGCTTGCCCCATTTGACGCAGCAGCTTAGCGCGCGCTTCGTCGTACATGTCGCACTCGGCCGTAAGCTCAAGCACAGCTTTTAGCTGCGAGCTGGCCACCGGTGTTTCGGTTTCAATGACGCGCGCGGCGGTTTCGGCAATTTCTTCAGCAATGGTGCAAGCCAGATTGCGCTCAAAGCGGTCTGGCATCACCAAATCATGCTTAAGCGCGTATGCGGCCAGCTCAATCGCGCGGTCGATATTGCCAACGTCGATATGCCACAGCAGCACAGTCACGAATACTTCATCCTGCACGCCGCTATCGCCCTTAATGGTGCCGTCGATATAGGCATCATATTCAGGCAAGAACTGCGACTTGGCCTGCAGCTTACGTGCGAGCGCCTGCACCGTTTTTAAGATGCGGCGATGCTCAGTAAGCTGCATGAGCATGAGCTCGTAAGTGTTTTCGGAGCGAGCGCTTAAGGGGGAATCCGTTCCCCGCGCTGCCGCTAACACGCCATGAAAGCGTTTATGGGCGGGTGATGTCATGGCTATGCTCCCATCTCAATGTTTTCGGCAAACGCTGTGCAGCCATAATCTTCAACTACATAG